AACTTAGAAATCCCGGTTCAGGCATAAACCACAAAAACGCCATTCATAGCCTAAAAACTCCATTCATACTGTGTAAGAAATTCGCCATTCATAGCGATGGCTGGAGCAATGCTGATTCTCGCTGGCATCCTCATCGGCCTCTATGGCTTGGCGGTCCTACTGGGCGACAAAGAACCTGACGGCACCGTAAGGGAGGGAGTGGCTGGAGCTAAGAAGCGTAGGCGGTCCAAGCGGTGAGGCTGTCTCAAACGGGTCCCGTGAGTCTCACCCGTAAGGAAGTAAGGAGCCCTACCGGTTAGGGCAGGGCTGGGGCTTCAGGCCGTGGCCTGCTCAATCCAAGCTTTTACGCTTGCAACAGCACTGGAGCTGAGATCCTGCCGCATAAAACGGTCACCCTCTAGGCAGAGGCCATCCGGGACAGCTAGGAAGGTTGAAAGGTAGTAGCTGGAGCACAGAATCCCACCGGGATACCTGAACTCCACTATGGGCTCAGGATGGCCCCCAGGTATTCGCTGGAGTGCTTCAAGCGAGACGGTGAGGGTTTGGCCCTGCCTGGTGTCAATGCGCATAATTTCTGGGGTTGTGGAAATGTGGAAACTGTGGAAAACCTCAGACGGTGCCGTCTTCGAGTGCCCAAGCTTGGAGCACTTGCGAAGCGTCCAGCGTCCGGGTGTTGTGGCTGGCACGTTCAAGGGCAGCGGCAACCCGCTTGTGAGTCTCGCTGAGGCTTGGGGCATTGGCTGGCCGCATCGAGTCAGGGCACAAGCCACCACCACGGCCTAGCTGGATCTGCTCCCACTTGGGCACGATGGCCCACCAGAACTCCGTGGTGCCTTCCTTGCCGTGTTCGTGCTGTAGCTGGATCAGCTGCTGCCAGAACTCCTGGGCCATGGCGGCCGGGATTGTCTGGTGCTCGGCTATGTAGCAAAGGTCGCGTAGCTGACGCTTCTGGTCACGAATCTGGTCCCGCTCCGCTTGTCTGGCATCCTTTGCCGCTTGTTTGCGGGCCTTGGTACGGGTTAGCGCTGGCTCGGTGGTGCTGAATGTGGAGGGCATGTTGCCAAGTGAGGCTAACTGTTAAACACTAGCACGGGACGCGAGCTTGACCGCTTGCTGAATGATGCTGTACTGTTTGGCAGTACCGCTCGACTGAGCATCATGACAAACGAACGACCCTGGCCCCGCGTCACTTGGGATGAGCCAAGCTTGCAGTATGTCGCCCAAGCTGTGCGCCTGGTCAATCCGCACGTCGTGTACCAGAGCGATGAATCAGCGGCTGACTGGATCCGTGGCCAGTCTGAACGCGAGCTTTACCGGATCAACCCCGAGCATGGAACCATGGTCAGCACAGGAGGTTGGCAAGTGGTTTTTGTGGCTACTGATAGGCCGCACGAGTTCAGCGCCTGGCCTTCTGTCACGGGTTACACCGCGCTCCGCTTTGCTAAAGAGGCGACCAAGTGACCTATCGGAATCAGTGGTTTGATGGCCGCAACGCTCGCCGCCAGTTGCCGCTTGAGTGCATTGCAGATTGCAGCGCTCAGGGCTCGGTCGATGATGCCGTTGCCTTCTGGTTGGATCGCCTGAGCTTTGACGGTCCCGCCTGGTTGTTTCGTGGGTATCTCCGGGAGTTTGGTTGCTGGGACGCTTCTCAGCTGTGCGACCACCAAGAGAACCGAGCCCGCGTGCTTTGGACATGGGCCTGCAACTGCGCAGAGGAACCCGGCGCCTACGACTTCCTGTATCTGGGGATTTGACAGCAGGCCGCTTGCGTCTGTATTGTTTCACAAGACAACCTCACCCGCGCTAACTGGCGCGATCGCATCATGGCTCAGACTTTCCAGTGGACCGGCTCCTACGTCTCAGGCTCTACAGCTTGTGCAGTGGTGCGCTACGCCGGACCGACCAACACTCGCGGCAGTCGCTGGCTCGCTTCCATCAAACGCGACAGCGAGACAACGTGGCGCGCTTCGGCCACCTTTGACGAGGGACCGATCACCGCAGCGCTTCGGGCAGCAACCAAGGGCGGCGTTGAGTGGTCTTGCGTCACCTGCCACAGCATCGACGCAGATACCTACGCCATCGGCTTCTAACTGGCGCAACTGCTCACCTAGTCGCCCGGCCTAGTTGCCGGGCTTTTGTTTGCGGCGTTCGCTTCGCTCACTTGCAAACGATTGAGGCCGCAAAGGTTAGCATGGGTTCACAACAGTTAGTGACTGGAACCGTGAGCGATTCGGAAGGGCAAGAGGTAAAGAAGGCCCGACCTTACGGGAAGCGGAACCCTGACGCGGTAATTGAGGAGCGTAGGAAGAGGCTCTACAAGCGGCAGTTATCGGGTTTGACTGTCCGCCAACTGGTGCTAGATCACTCTGATCGTGAAAGTATCGCCGAAGCTACAGCTTGGCGCGACTGGGAAGAGGTCAAACAGTGGAATGAGAAGGATTGGGAGCAAGATAGGCAGTCCGTAGTCTCACGTCTCCAGGGCATGAGATTCCGGGCAATCGAGCTGGCGCTACGCAAGGGCCAGATCGGCACAGCGCAGTTGCTCATGCGCGACCTAGGCATGGTTGCTGGGGAGGTTGCACCGGAGGCCGCAGCCGCAGCCGCTCCGACCCTCAATATCTCCATCGACGACAAGCGCAGCCGGGAGTAGTACACCCGAACCACTACCCCAGGTAGCCGTTGCGGCTGGCACGCCTACCCGCTCGCGGTCTGCTCTGTTCTGTGATACACTATGGGAGTTGTACGGGACAACTTCCCAATGCTCAAAACCTCCGCCTGCCTGTTCTTCGCTGGCGCTGCATCCACCGCAGCCCTGCCAATCGCTTGCGGCCTCGCTGCTGCCGGTGCTGTCTGTCTGTGGGCAGATCACCACCGCTAGGCGGAGTAGTACAGCTGTACGTTAGTACACGGATACTCCCAAGTATTTTATAAATCTCTTGGGAGTACACCCGTACTATTCTCAATAGGGGGGAGTGTTGCAAAAATAGTACGTTTGTACGGGGGTGCGGGGAACCTACTGATATATCCGCATTTCTTTCTTCTGTACTACAGGGGGGTAGGGTTGCGATTTCTGTAATACCCTAGAAAGTACCCCTAAAAATACAAATGACGACGGCGGCTGGAACACTCAACCTCCGATATGCCCAAGGCGAAGTATTTAACAGTCGCAAACGCTTCCGGGTGTTAGTAGCGGGTAGACGTTTCGGCAAGAGCTACCTCTCGTGCATCGAATTATTGCGTGGAGCAATCGAAAGACCGGGGGAAACTTTTTTCTACGCGGCCCCTACATACCGGATGGCGAAGGACATCGCTTGGAAGGTGATGAAGAAGCTGGTCCCGAAAGCCTGGATCAAGTCAAAGAACGAGACGGACCTGAAGATCGAGCTAGTAAACGGCTCAACGATCGAGTTGAAGGGCACAGAGAACGCGATGGCCCTGCGGGGTAGAAGCCTCGCTGGCGTCGTCCTCGACGAAGCCGCCTTCATGTCGAGCGAAGTCTGGTTCGAAGTCATCCGCCCCGCCTTGGCCGACAAACAGGGCTGGGCACTCTTCATCTCCACCCCCGACGGCACGGCCAGCTGGTTCTACGAACTCTGGCAATACGCCGACAGCGGCGACGACGACTGGAGCCGGTGGCAATTCACGACAATCGACGGCGACAACGTCCCGCCCGAAGAAATCGAAGCCGCCCGTGGCCAACTCGACGCCCGCACCTTCCGCCAAGAATTCGAGGCCAGCTTCGAGAACCTTTCGGGCCTGGTAGCGGTCAGTTTCGGCGACGAAAACATCAGCACCGAAGCCGAAGACATCAGCGTCCTGCCGGTCCTGCTTGGAGTGGACTTCAACGTCGACCCAATGTCAGGCATCTGCGCCGTCCGCAAGGACGACAACCTCTACGTGTTCGACGAAATCATGCTGACGGGTGGCGCCACCACGTGGGATTTCGCGGAAGAAGTCACCCGCCGTTTCGGCGTGGAGCGCCGCATTATTGCCTGCCCCGACCCCACGGGTGGCGCCCGCAAAACCAGCGGTGTCGGCCTCACGGACCACAACATCTTGCGCCGCAGCGGTTTCAACGTCTCCAGCCCCAAAGCACCCTGGAAAATCCGCGACAAAATCACCTGCGTCAACACCGCCCTCCTCGATGCAACTGGAGCCCGCCGCACCTACATCCACCCGCGCTGCAAAGAGTTAATCAAATCCCTCCGCACACTCACCTACGCACCTGGAACTGGCCTCCCCAACAAGAATTTGGGCGTTGACCACGCATTCGACGCCTTCGGCTACATGTGTCTACAACAATTTAACCTGGCAAAAATCGGCACATTGGGCAAAACTTCCTACCGTATTTATTAAAATGCGTGTAACGCCCGCAAAAAGTAGTTATGCCCGAGCACTACGGCGATAAGAAGAAAAAAGCCAAGAAAAAACTGGGTTTGTACGCCAATATCAACGCCAAACGCAAGCGCATCGAGGCTGGCTCGGGCGAAAAAATGCGCAAGCCCGGCTCTAAAGGCGCCCCCACCGCCAAAGCCTTCAAACAAGCCGCCAAAACCGCCAAAAAACGGAGAAAGTAACCATGGCCAACATTGGAACCGTAGCTGTAGACCGTTTCACCAACACGGTCGAGCACACCGGCAACACCATGAGTGCCGTTGACGACTGGTTCGAGGTCCACGCCCACTGCAGCCAGTACAGTTTTGCTGCAAACGTCACCAGTTCTGCCAACTTCACTATTGCCTTGGAAGCCAATTTCAACGGCAATGGCAGCTGGTTCACAATCGACACCGGCAAAACCATTAATAGCGCCGGCCAATACGTCTACTTTTACGAGGGCAGAGCCGCAACAAAGATTCGGATGCGTATTGCAGCCATTTCTTCTGGAACGGTTACTTTGACCCCACACATCGTTGCTGGTTACCACGGCTAAGCGAAATCCTGCCGTGATTTACGACAACTAAAGAGTTAGACTCCGGTCTATAGACCCTTCCACTGTCTAGTCATGGCCATTCTTCGCGGCGAAGAAGGTTCTGTTCAGTTCGATGCCGCTGGTACTACCAACGCAACCATCGTTGGCACCCGCAGCTGGACGCTGAACATTACCAAAGACACCCTTGATGTCACCGACCACGGCGACACCTTCCGCTCCTTTGTTGGCAGCCTGATCTCCGGTTCCGGCACCGTCGAGTTGGTTTACAACGCTGATGCAACCGGCCAAGCCGGCTTCATCGAGGACGTGCTGACCACCGGCGATACCGCCGACGCCACCTTCGAGCTGTTCACCACCGGCAGCACCCCTGGTTCCGACTCGGTGAACTTTGCCGGCATTATCACCAGCATGGACATCGCCTCCACCACTGGTGATCTGGTTGTTGTTACCTGCAACTTCGTGACGAGCGGCACGATCACCGGCAACCTTGAGTAAGGCATAGCCGGAGACTGAACTCATGGGTACTCGAATCTGCCCCGGCGGATGCATCCACCTCGAAGTGGACGCCGAGACACGCATGACTTCAGCCACCTTCACTTTCCTCACACCCACGGACTGCGTGGACTTTGGTGCGTTAATGACGCGCCTAGCTGCCGGCATCGAAGTGATGATCGAAGTGGAGGACGATGATGATTGAGCATCACGGCGAGAAGTTTGCTGGGTACAACAAGCCCAAACGCACCCCGAACCACCCGACCAAATCCCATGCCGTGCTGGCCAAGGAAGGGGACAAAGTGCGGTTAATCCGCTTCGGGCAACAGGGAGTCAGTGGCTCACCGGCGCGTAAGGGCGAAAGCCAAGCAGACAAATCTCGCCGTGCTGCCTTCAAAGCCCGCCACGCAAGCAACATTGCAAAGGGCAAGATGTCAGCCGCTTACTGGGCGGACCGCACCAAGTGGTGAATAAATGACTTACTCCGTCCCCGGCCAAATCCGCACCCACCTCGTCAGTTCCACCTACATGGGCGGAACGGACAACCCCTTCACCCGCACGCAAGCCGTGCTGGAGCAAATGAAGGGCTGGGAGATCATGAAGGCCGTGACACTCGGCACGGAGTATTTACGCGACAACAGCGAAGCCTTCCTTCCGCTGGAACCCCGCGAGGACTATTCGGCATATCTGGCACGAGTGAATCGTGCAGTGTTTTCGCCTTATACGCAGCGTTTGATCCGTGCAGCAGCAGGACTGATCTTGCGCAAGCCGATCACACTGACCGGCGACCCTTACTGGACCGAGGTTTTCTCCAAGGACGTTGACGGCTGCGGCTCCGATCTCGACGAATACGCCCGCCGCGCTTTGATCTGCGCGTTGACCTACGGCCACAGCCACACCCTGGTCGACTTTCCCGCCCCAACTGGCGCCCGCAGCCTCGCCGAAGAACGCGCCCTCAACCGCCGCCCCTACTGGATCGAGATCGACCCCACCCACATCTACGGCTGGCGCCTGGACCGCGAGGTCAACTACGGCAGTTTGATCCAAGTCCGCATCGCCGAAAAGGCAGTTGTCCCCGACGGCGAATTCGGCGAGAAGCTATTCGACCAAGTCCGCGTCATCGAGCCCGGCCGGTATCGCATTTTCCGCCAGACAGAAACCAAGAAAGAAACTGCCGGCGGCTTCCCCTATCCAAATTCATTTGATGCGACGACCAGCACCTCTGACTATGAGCTGGTGGAGTCCGGCGATTACAGCCTGGGTGAAATCCCGCTTGTCACGCTGTACTCGAACAAGACCGACACGCTGGTCAGCAAGCCCCCGCTGCTGGACATCGCTTACCTGAACCTGGCCCACTTCCAGCGCCAAGCCGACCTTATCCACAGCCTGCACATCGCCTCCCAGCCGATGCTCGTCCTTGAGGGCTGGGACGACCAGACCAAGGACATGGCCATCAGCGTGAACTACGCAATGGCCACCCAACCGGGCAACAAGGTCTACTACGTAGAGCCCGCCTCCAGCGCCTTCGAGGCCCAGTCCAACGAGATCCGCGAACTCCAGCAGCAGATGGCAACGCTGGGCATCAGCACCCTGAGCCAGCAGAAGTTTGTTGCCGAGTCTGCGGACGCCCGCCGTCTTGACCGCGTCGACACCAACTCCATGCTGTCCATGGTCTCCATGGACCTGGAGCAAACCCTCCAACAGAGCTTCAATCTGGCCGCCAACTATCTCCAACTGGAGCCGCCAGAGGTCAAGATCAGCCGCGACTTCGACATCGACCGTCTGATCGGCCAAGACATCACCGCCCTGACCGCGTTGTACGAACAAAACGTGCTGGGCCGCGACGAGTTCCGCCAGATCTTGGTCCAAGGCGAAGTGCTCCCTATCGCCACCGAATCCACCGCCGAAGAGGAAGCGCTCGAAACCGAAGAGGAAGAGCAGACTGAAGCCGAAGCGTCCGGCAGCGAAGACCAGATGGAACGCCTTATCCAAGCTTTGCTGCAGTAACCAATGGCGACCCAGCAACACCTAACGCTGGCGCAAATCACCGCGCTGGTAAAACTCGCCAAGCGCTTCGAGCAATTCAACAATCTGCATTCGGGTGACGGTCCTCCCAACGACATCGGCACCGCGGGCGACTGGTATGTCGATGTAAGTAGCAAACGTCTCTACGGCCCCCGCACCGAAAACGGCTGGAGCGGCCAACCCGTCGCCATCGGCACGCAAAGTCTGGACGGCACTCCCCGTTCCACCGCACTCAAGACTTCTGACACCGGCCTGCAGGGCGAAAAAGGCGACAAAGGCGACAAGGGGGACACCGGAGACACAGGCCCTCAAGGTCCCACCGGACCCACCGGCGCCACTGGTGCAACAGGCGCCACTGGTCCTCAAGGCCCACAAGGCATCCAAGGCGAGCAAGGTATTCAAGGTGAAACGGGACCCGCGGGTGCAACGGGCGCAACCGGACCCCAAGGTCCCCAAGGCGACACCGGACTAACGGGCGCAACAGGCGCCACTGGACCACAAGGACCTCAGGGTGAAACCGGACCGCAAGGTCCCCAAGGCCCGCAGGGCGACACAGGTCTGACTGGCGCTACAGGTGCAACCGGACCTCAAGGACCCGCCGGCTCCGACACTTTCGTTGCTGTTGGAACTACTGCTGAACGCCCCGGCACACCTACCACCGGAACTATCCGATACAACACCACTGAAAACCGCTTTGAGGGATATAACGGCAGCGCGTGGCTAAATCTTTCTCCGGCAAACATCGACGAACTTGGTGCAACTGTCTAAATCTTCTTTTGTTGTAGACTAAAAGAGCACTCGTTCCTTTGTCATGGCCGAATCGCTTGACAAAGTTCTGCAGCCTGACGGCAGCTACAAGTGGCAACTTGTAGATCTGAATGATGCCTACGTGGGTCGCGCTCAAGCCGCACCCGCTGTGGAACCTGCAGAACAATCGCGCCCCAAGCGCCGCACCAAGTCTTTCGACACCCCCACTGAAACCCCTGACTTCTAAATATGGAAGAGCAAGTCATCCAGGAGACGCCCGTGGTGACTCCTGACCAGCCCGTGGCTGGACTCGACACCGCTCCACAACCTGACCAATCTGCTCAGCTTCGTGCCGAGTACGAGAGTCAGCTTGCAGCACTAAAGGCGCAGGCCGTCGAAGCCGAGGAAAAATTCCAAGGCATCAAGACCAAACTCGACGAGGTCTACAAAAAACAAGACGACCAGCGCCGCAAAACGCTCGAAGACCAAGGTCAGTGGAAAGACCTCTGGGAGGAAGCCAACCGCACCGCCCAGGACAAAGACCAACAGATTGCCGACCTCAATCGCCACCTGGATGAACTCCGCTCATCCAACGAAAAGGCGGCAATGCGCACATCCGCCCTGGCAGCAATCAGCCAGGCTGGTGCAATCAACGCGGAGCAAATGCTCCAACTCCTGCAAAGCAACCTCCGCAAGAATGACGACGGCCGCGTCGTAATCCTTGACGGTGGCGTGGAGCAGGATGTTACTACCTACCTCTCAAACCTCAAGAACCCCGGTTCTGGTTTTGAGCATCATTTCAAGCCAAGCAGTGCAGCCGGAATGGGCGCCAAACCCACTCCGAACGCAACGATTGCGCCTGGAATGACTAATCCTTACAAGGAAGGTAGTATTAACCTAACGAGGCAAATGGCCTTGGAAGCTAGCGATCCTGACCTTGCAGCCGTGCTGAAAAGGGAAGCAGGTCGCTGAGTCCCCGTGGGACACCACTCAAGTCCGTGACTTGAACCACGTAAACCTTTCCCCTGGAGTTTGAAATGGCCGCGCCGTTTCAGAACTATTCCGGCGGTGTCCTTCTGGCGGACATCGTCAAGCGCAATAATCTCAGCACCTACGTGTCTGAGGCGATCAAGGAGCGCAGCCTCTTCCTGAAGAGCGGCGCTGTTGTTCGTAACGCCCTGCTGGATGCCCGCGAAGGCGGCACCCGCATCCAAGTCCCCGAGTTCAACCCCGTGTCTCCCACTGAGGAGATCATGGACGGCACCGCTACCTGGGGCACCAGCACCGCTGGTTACCTGACTCCCCAGAAGATCGGGACCGCCACCCAAATCGCCAGCATCTGCCATCGCGGTTTCGCGTATGCAGTGGACGACGTGGCGATGCTCGCGGCTGGGGAAGACCCCATGCTTCACATCCGCAACCAGCTGGCCGACGCCATCAACAAGCTGAACAGCGCCCGTCTGTTCTCCCAGCTTGCTGGTCTGTTCGGCACCGCTCTGTCCTCCCACTCTCTGGACAAAGCAGTTGGCGCAACCTCCGGTCAAACCGAAGCCAACTACCTGACCGCCGCCACGGTTGCCGAGGCTCGTGCAGCCCTGGGCGAGCGTGGTGACGAGCTGGACACCCTGGTCGTCCACCCCTCGGTTGGCTTCTACCTGTATCAGGTTGGCCTCCTGACCTTCTCGACCTCTGCACTGGCTGCCTCTGGCGCCGTGACCTGGGGTGGCGGCGGCGTGGGCGTCGGCGCTCGTGCCATCGGCGAATTCGCCGGTATGCGCGTGATCATGGATCCCGCGGTGAACACCGTTCGCCCCGGTACTTCCACCCACGTCAGCGAGTTCCGTTGCTTCCTCGCCAAGGGCGGCAGCATCCTGGAAGGCGTCCAACAGGACCTGCGGATCGAAGCCGACCGCAACGTGTTGTCCAAGCAGGACGTTCTTTCGGTTGACTACCACTCGGTCTATCACGTGATGGGCACCAAGTGGACCTCCGGCTCTGACAACCCGACCAACGCCGCCCTGGCCACCGCTGGTAACTGGAGCGCCACCTACGACGTCGACCTGATCCCCATGGTCGAAGTCATCGTCAACACTCCCCTCGACACCACCGCTATCCCCTAACTTTCTTAGGGATACGAGGGATACGGCCCCACCTTCGGGTGGGGCTTTTTTATTGCCGCTACACTGTGAGAAATAGTTTGCGTAGTTGTGGCAGCCACTATTAACGCCACATTGAGTAGTACGACGGCCAACAGCTATGTAACGCTGGCCGAGGCCAACTCATATTTCGAAACCGTCCCCGCTTCCTCCACCTGGGACGACAAAACCGACGACCAAAAGAACCGCTCCCTGATTTCAGCTACCCGCTGGATCGACAGCCTCAATTTCTACGGCGACCGCTGCGATAACGACCAAGCCCTGAAGTGGCCGCGCAATAACTACCACGTTGACCAAGTCGAGCTGACTTGCAGCGCCATCCCCGCCGACATCAAGTACGCCGCCTACGAGCTGGCACGCGCTCTAGCCAACGACACCGATGCCATCACCGGAACCACGGGTGACACCGGCCTGTACGAGCAAGTCAAGCTCGGCGAAATGGAGGTCAAGTACAACACCAAGAGCCAAGCAACCGGCACCGTCAATAACGTCTTCGATGTTTATCCTTGGCTGCAGTCTTATCTTGGCGCTTATTGCCTTGGAGGTAGCGGCAGCTATCAAGTACGTGTTGTGAGGGGCTAATTATGGCCGGCACACTCGACACCCTGTTCAAAAACGTGGCCAAAACCTTGGTCGCGGACTTTGGCACAGCCCTCGACACCAGCATCACCTATACCCGCAAATCATCTCCCAGTTACGACTATGCAACTGGGACATTAACGACAACAGACACCAGCTATAGCAGCATCAAGGTGCCTGTTGAGTTTGTTGTCTCCCAAGAAGAGGAAGGCCGCGAAGAACGCCAGGCCAAGCTGTATATCAGCCCCAATCTGATCGGTAATAATCAACCAACTTTTGAGGACCAAATAACACTTACCTACGCCGGAACCAGCTGCACCGCGCAGATTACTGACATTAAAACCTATCGCGGCGGCCAAGAGTACCTATACATCTTGCTGGTGCGCTTCTGATGGCCAAACAAAAAGCAATAGATCAGATCATGCCTGACCTCGAGGCTCATATACAGGCAAGTTTCAACGATCTGATCCGTACAACAATGCGACGGTTAGCAACTAAAAAGCGCAGTCCTGTCTACACCGGCTTTTTTGCCTCCAGCTGGAAGGCCGCGTCCTCTCCGATCCAACCGGTAGACAAGGTCGAAGATTACACTCCCTGGAGTGATTTACGCAAACAAAAAGGAACAAATTATCAGATTAAAGCACGCTTTTATCCGCCCCAGCAATTTAACTACAAGAGAAGAGTTTACATTGGTAATAGTGCCGAATACGCAATTTATGCATTAGAAAGCGGTAAAGTTCAGGCTTTTGTACAAGGCCCTGAAATGGCTCGTCTTGTTAAGGAAAAGTTTAGGGAGCGTAAGCCACGTATCTCTATCGCTTCTGCGGCGAAAGAAGGTGTATTTGGCTCGACTGCCGGTAAGACGTATATTGGCTATACGGAGATCTGATCATGACTCTCGTCAACGCTCGTGCGGCATTTGAAAAGGCTGTAACTGACGCTGTCTCGAGCGCCGATGGTGATGTACGGATGGTTTACGACAACGTCGCTTTCACGCGGCCAGGTAAAAGCGAGAAATACATTTTAATGTCGGTAAATTTTGGCCAAGCAACACTCCAAAACCAAGGTGCTGCGCAGGATTATTACGCAGGAACGATCCAGTGCAATGTATACGTGCCAAAGTCTGCTGGCACATCGGTGCTTTCTGCGATTAGTGAAGCTGTGATCGATGGGCTAACTTCTGTGAACGCCAGCGGCTATACCGACACCTACAGCGCAAAACCTCGAGTTTTAGACATCGTCGGCCCCACACCACTGGATGTAGAAGATAGGTCCCACTTCATAGGCGTAATTTCATGCCAGTTTACGGCGACCGCGTAGGATAGTATTGTAGGGTTAAACAACAGCATCCCATGCGAGCTGCAGAACTTCTAAGGAATAAGTTTGGCGTCAGCCAGCTTTACAAGCACGAAGTCAAAGTCGAAGGCGAGGTCGTACTCGAGGTGTTTTGGCATCCTCTGACGATCGCAGAGCGAGAGTCGATTCAAAAGCGCACGGAATCCGATGATGCTGGTGATTTTGCACTTAATTTGATGGTACAGAAAGCCTTAGACAAAGAGGGTAAGCGTCTGTTTTCCGACGGTGACCGCGCTGCTCTTCGCCGCGATGTCGACGCAACTGTCCTCCAAGAAATCCAGCTAGCAATGCTGACTTCCGGTACGGACCAAAAGGTGGAGGAAGCGAAGGCAGATCTAAAAAGCTAAGAGGGATTGGTTTTTTATTTACTTCCTCGCACAGGAATTGGGCATGACGGTCGCCCAGCTTTCTCGTGACTTAACGCAAGAAGAGTTAGTTGGCTGGGCTGCCTACTACGCCCTTAAGGGTGAAGAGGAAGAAAAGGCAATGGATCGTGCCAGAACGGGTCGTGGGGCCAGAGTCGCTGGATCGCGATAGACTTGGCTGAGCAGTAACAGTACGTTCAGCCATGGCCGACTATGGCATCAATATCGGCGTAAACGTACAGTCAGGTAATCTGACTAGGCTTACTCAGCAACTAAAAGAGCTGAGATCGATTGAAAAAGATCTAGCCAGAATACAAGAATCGGGCGTAAGTACACAAAAGAAAGTAGCCGACGCCCGTAGAGCCGCAAAGGATGAAATAAATGCAAACAAAAAGGCCGCATTAGAGGCCGCTAGGTCCTTTAGTGAATTTACGGGCGTTATTACCAAGGGCAGTTCTGCCTTAAAGGAGCAGAGTGCTCAGTTTCGCGCATACCGGGCGAATGTAAAATTCGGCAAAGGCGAATGGACTACTTTTACTCAAGCAATCGCCAAAACAGACTTTAGTGCCGCCCTTAGTGGACTAAAGAGGTTTAATACCGAGGCACAAACAGTCGCTAATACCTTTGCCTTAATGGCAAAACCGGGGGCAGGGGGTCCCGCATTTGGGGCATTCTCTTCCTTACAGGACTTACTGTCCTTCAAACCAGCAAATACAACTAACGCTTTATTAACCTATACTAATGTACTAGAAGACACTATAGCGATAGTAGATAGAGGTTCCGCAGAATATAAAGAATTAGCTTTAAGAATTAAAGCCGTAAACAACGAGTTACTGAAGACGCCCGTACCAACATCTAATCAGTATGGAGCACCTATAGGCCCACAAAGAGCCCCCGGAATGCTCAGTCGCCTAGGCGCAAAAGCCGATTTTGGTAGCGCTATCAGCAGTGGACTAATCGGTGGCGGCTTCCCTCTTTTATTCGGACAAGGTGGTGGCGCGGCTGCGGGTGGCGCAGCAGGTGGTTTGGCTGGTGGATTACTGGGAGGTGGTTTTGGTTTTGCTTTGTCCATCGTAGGCACGGCAATAGGAGACGTTATTGATAAAGCAGACCGGCTAGACAAACAGCTACTGGCGCTAAATTCCAGCGTTAAAAATACTGGAAGTGCAACACAAACAACAGCTACAAGTGTACGCGGACTTGCATCTGCTCTCAGCATTGAAACGGACGAAGTTTTAGATTTACTAAGCGCCTATAAACAATTTAAAGATGGAAAAATCCGAGAGGCCCTTGTAGGGGTTTTCACTGGTGTAGGCGAAGCTTCAACCTTTGAGGCTATTGCCGCTGCAGCTGTCAATCAGCAGAAGGCCCTACAAGCTGTAGTGAGCTTACGCAAAGTTATCGGAAACGAAGCGGCCAAAACTCTGCTCTTAGATCTGAAAGTTAACGGTGCTGTTGGCACACAGAAAAAACTATTGGCACTTGTAACGGAAGAGAGTATTAAGAGTCGGGTTGCTGTAGCCTCTCAAGTCAACTTCTGGGATGAAGTTCGCGGGAGACTCGCACAGGCCGTTGTACTTGCCGCACAACTAACACAATATCTACAAAGCTTTCAGATCGGTGGTATAAAAATCCCAGGTCTCGATAGGATTGTCGCACGTCTAAAAGATATTTCCCCAGAAAAGCTAGCTAAAGACAGAGGCAAGGGCGTTGAAGAGAAACTAAAGGCGGACCTAAAACGTATTCAAGATGCTTTAAACCAAGAAACTGAATTAGTAAAGCTAGAGGACCAGCTTACGCAGTCAATGACGGACTCTAAGCGTGGTAAAGAACGTCAGAGCCAGCTGGCGCAGTTACAAAACGCCTATGTCTTACTTGTAGACCAGACAACTGTACAGAAAGACCTGTACAAAGCAGAATTGCGGGGCAATGAAATTACTGGAATTAGACTTAATCAAACTTTAAAACTTTTGGATATTCGTAAACAAGAAAATGACGTGGCTCTTGAGGACATTCCCACTCAAGAGAAGGCGGCCAAACTGCAAAGTCTACAAGTAGAGAAGTACCGAGCTCGCTTAGAGGCCGCGTATCAAATTGCAGCGGTCGAACAGCGTATAAATGATGCACGTGATCAAGCTCTTGGAGGTAGTAATGAACGGATCAATCGTTTAGCCGCGGAAATTCAAGGCCGCGAACGTGATTATGAGCTGAACCTGCGTATTCAGGAACTTGAGAAAGACGGTGTTGAAAATGCTGCAGATCAAGCGAACGCGGAGTTCCGGCTTTTAGACATTAAGAACCAGCAGATCGAAGCGCAGCAGCAACTGAACAATCTTGTAAACCAGCTTGGTATATCCACAACAAAGGTATTTGAAGATTTAATTTTTGCGACTGACTCTTGGCGGCAGAGTCTTGCCAACGCACTACAGACTATGGCAAGTGCGTTGTTCCGCTTTGGTCTAAATACTCTTGCAGATGCCGGTGATCCCGCCGGTCAAGGTGTGGGCTTGCTTAGCATCCTTAGCGGTCGATTCGGAAAACGTGCCGGCGGCGGCTCTGTATCCGCCGGATCGCCCTACCTCGTAGGAGAACGAGGCCCTGAGCTATTTGTCCCTGGCGCCCAAGGGAATATCGTTCCAAACCACGGAATGGGCGGCGCAAACGTCACCGTGAACGTTGATGCTTCTGGCACCAATGTCCAAGGCAACCAGCCTGACGCCGCTCAACTGGGACGTGCCATTGGTGCTGCAGTGCAGGCAGAATTGATTAAGCAGAAGCGTCCGGGAGGTCTCCTCGCCTAATGGCTACGTTCCCTTCGATAACACCAACTTACGGCGCCCAAAAGTCCAGCGCTCCAACGAATCGCGTCGTCAAGTTTGGCGACGGCTACGAACAGGTGCTGCGCTTCGGCTTGAACCAGAACCCTAAAACCTGGAATTTGACTTGGGAAGTTTCCGAAACCGACGCCGACACGATTGAAGCGTTCCTCGACGCTCGCGCTAATGACGGCGACGCCTTTGATTGGACCCCTCTTGGTGAGTCAACTGCTTACAAGTGGCGTTGCGATCAATGGACCAAATCAATCCCTTACGTGAACCGCGCCACGATTTCAGCCAGTTTCCGCCAAGTCTTCGAACCGTAAATGGCTTACACCGCATGGCAGGCGAGTAACTCCTACGCGGTAGGGGATGTTGTCCGTCCAACAACGACCCCTGGAACGGGACTGGTTTTCCGGTGTACGACTGCTGGTACAAGCGGCAGCAGTGAACCGGTTTGGGCAACGATTGGCAGCCAAGAGGTCAACGACAACACTGTCGTTTGGTTGTCGGTCAGTGCGGTTGCACCGGAGTTATCTGACCTCTCGCCCACGGCGATCATTGACCTATATGAGCTGGAAACGTTTGCCGCATTGCATGGTGCTGATTCGACGTATCGTTTTCACGCCGGTTTGACCCTTAAAACGCCAAACACAGGCGTCACTTGGAACGGCAACCAATACACCCGCTATCCGATCGAAATTGACGGGTTTGAGTATTTGGGCAATGGTCAGCTTCCGCGTCCAAAGGTGCGGGTCTCAAACCTGTTCAGCTTGTTGTCGTTAATCATGATCGAGATCAACGCAACCAACCCCGGCAACGACTTGTGCGGTGCGAAGTTGACGCGGATTCGCACGATGGCGCGGTATCTGGATGCAGTCAATTTCCCCGGAGATACCAACCCTTACGGCACTCCTGACCCCACTGCCGAAGCGCCACGGGAAATTTTCTATGTGGATCGCAAGGTTACCGAGAACCGCGACGTAGTTGAGTTTGAGCTGGTCAGCGCCTTCGACTTAGCGAATGTTCGGGCACCCAAGCGCCAGTGCATCGCCAACATCTGCCAGTGGAAATACCGCAGCACCGAATGCGGCTACACCGGCAGCAATTACTTCGATGTCAATGACAACACTGTAAGTAGCGCTGCAGATGACGTGTGCGGCAAACGCCTAAGTAGTTGCGAACTGCGGTTCGACCCCAATGCCGATGAAGGCGTGCCCTTCGGCAGCTTCCCATCACTTGGCACTTACGTCGGATGAGTGAGTGGAAAACGGCGGCACTGGAGCACGCCAAAACCGAAGCACCGCGTGAAGCCTGCGGCTTGCTGGTTGTGGTCAAAGGGCGCGAGCGCTACCGGCCATGCAAAAACCTGCAACCGGAGATGGATCAATTCCTGCTTGATCCAGAAGACTACGCCGACGCGGAGGATGCAGGCGAAATTGTCGCTGTAGTGCACAGCCATCCCAACTGCTCACCCCAGCCAAGCGAAGCCGACAAAATCTCTGCCGAAAAATCTGGTTTGCTGTGGCACATCGTCCAGCCGCACGAGGAAACGTGGGCGACATATCAGCCTTGCGGCTACCAAGCGCCTTTAGTTGGCAGACCTTGGGTATGGGGCGTTAGCGACTGCTGGACGTTGGTGCGTGACTGGTATCAGCAGGAGTGGGCACTGGAGTTACGCGACTGGGACCGTCCGGCAACACCAGATGCGTTCAACGCTGACCCGCTGTTTGAGCGGTGCTACGAGGAAACGGGATTCAAAGATATTGACCGTGTTGATGGATTACGCCAAGGCGATGCCTTGCTGATGGCACTTGGCACGAAAGGCTTAAGCCATTGTGCGGTGTATTTGGGTGATGGGATGATTTTGCAGCACGTCCGAGGTCGCCTCAGTAGCCGCGACCTTTATGGCGGCTATTATCAAGAGATCACAGGGCGAGTCCTGCGTCACATCAGCCGGATTTGACGATGCTGCGCAAGATCAAGGTCTATGGCTCGCTGGCAAAATTCCTGAAGCGCCGCGTTTTTCAGGCTGACGTTGCCAACCCCGCCGAGGCTGTCCGTTTCTTGCTGGCAAATTTTCCGACGGTTCGCAGCCACATGTCGGACCAGTATTACAAAGTGCTGATATCAAATAACGCTTTAGATATTGGCGACCAACCTGAACAGCTTCACTACCCGATTGGAGCAGAAGAGGAAATCAAAATTGTGCCTGTAATGGCTGGTGCTGGTGGTGTCGGGAAAATTTTGGCTGGCGTTGCTCTTATCGCCGCTGCAATCATCCTTGGTCCAGTGGCAGGCGGCTTTTTGGGATTAGGTGTAACTGGTGCAATCGGTGGATCTGCTGCCGTTGCAATTGGCACCATCGGCGCATCATTGGTACTTGGCGGCGTCGCTCAACTGATAAGTCCAGTCCCGCAGCTAGGCGTTAGCGCAGGTCTTGGCGAAACGTTTAGCAGTCAAGATCCCCGCAAGTCATATAACTTCAGCGGGATTCAAAACGTCAGCAGACAGGGCGTACCAGTCCCGATTGTGTACGGTGAAACGATTGTTGGCAGTGTCACTGTATCTGCCGCAATCTTGACTGATGATCCTGAGTCGGCGGTGTACTGATCATGCCTTTAATTTCTCGCGACAATTTAAATAACTCGCAGTACGCGCGGATCCTTGATCTGCTCAGCGAGGGCGAGATTGAAGGCTTCCCTTCAGCAAAAAACTATACGCGCGATACGGAAGCGTACAACACTGCAGCCCTCAAAGATATTTATTTAGACAATCAACCCATCCTGCAATCTGGCGCAGATCCCACTAATCCTCGGGACGACGATTACAACTACAAAGGCGTTCTTGCCTACCACCGTTACGGTGAACAATCACAGGATTGGATTCGTGGCTTCCGCGCAGGTGAAACCGCTTACAACGTTGGCGTTGAAATCCAGTACGGCAGCCCAGTAACCCGCACGATTACCGATACAACAGTCGATGCGGTCCGCGTCACGTTCTCCGTTCCACGACTGGAGTATTTCTACGCGAACGGCGATTTTGGTGGAACGCAGGTCAACTTCCGCATTGAAGTTTCATACGACGGTGGTGCATTCACCAGCGACCCCTCCTATGGCGGCATCCCTAGCGGCGACACCCGAATGCAAATCTCAGGTCGTACCAGCGACCTGTACCAGCGCACAGTTGTCGTAGATGTCGTTCATCCCAGCCTGTTTACAACAAGTTTTGCCGTCCGCATAGTCCGCGAAACACTGGAACCCCCCAACGGTGATCCTTCTGGTGTAACCCGAATTGACAAAGTTTATTGGGCTTCTTACAGCGAAATCCGCTATTCGAAGCTGCGGTATCCCAATAGTGCTCTGTGCGGCTTTGTGCTTCCTGCTGAGCAATTTGCAAGTATTCCGCAGCGTGCATTCCGCATTCGCGGCATCAAAGTCCAAATCCCTAGCAATGCCCGTCCTGCCATTGGACCTTACGGACGTGGCGCTCTGATTTTTCGTGATGAGCCTTGGGACGGCACATTTACCGAGAACACCAGCGGCGGCTATACCTACGGCGGCAGACAATGGACCTCAGATCCCGCTTGGGTGCTGTGGGACTTGTTGACCAACAACCGCTACGGCTTAGGTGACCATATCAATGCCGCCAATCTCGACAAATGGGCATTCTTTGAAGCCAGCCAATACTGCTCGGCTCGCAACACCTACACAACTGATGGCCGTAGTGGCACCACTGATGACTACGACCCCCAAACCGGCAGGCACGGTCTAAATGACGGCAACAACACTTACGAACCCCGCTTCTCCTGTTCGGTCAATATCCAAACCCAAGAAGCTGCATACAAACTGATCAATGACATGTGCTCGGTATTCCGAGCGATGCCGTTTTGGTCTACTGGCGCACTGGCACTTAGCCAAGACCGTCCTACCGATTTCAGCTACTGCTTCACTCCGGCAAACGTTGTCGGCGGCAACTTCACCTATAGCGGCAGCAGCCTCAAAACCCGCCACACGGTGGTGCAGGTTGCATACATGGATCTCGATGCCCGGGAGATCCAATACGAAGTTGTCGAAGATGTTGACGCCATTGCCAAATACGGCGTGGTCAAAGCTGACATCTCGGCATTTGCCTGCACCTCACGCGGTCAAGCTCGCCGCCTTGGCGAATGGATGCTTTACACCGATCAGAACGAGGGCAACACGATTGCCTTTGAGGTGGCGGCTGATGCTGGTGTGATTGTCCGCCCCGGTGATGTCGTTCAGGTCTATGACCCTGTCATCAGCGGTGAGCGTCGCGGCGGTCGGGTTAACACCGCAACCACAACTCAAATTGCAATCGACGACACGACTGCAACGGTCATCCCAGCCAGCAACCTAAATCCTGTCATCCGTGTTCTTCTGCCTGATGGAACGTTTGGCAGCAGCCGGATCAGCAGCAGCTCGGGCAACATTATTTTCCTTGAAACGGAACTGCCATCTACGCCGCAGCCGGGTGCGGTATTCGTCATCAGCTCTGACGATGTTCGCCCAACGCTCTGGCGTGTGCTGACGGTCAGCGAGCAAGACGGTCTGACCTATGCCATCACGGGCATTTCATATCTGCAGCAGAAGTATGCCTATGTGGAGCGGCATCAAGAGATTCCGGTTCGGGATGTCACCAACCTCAACGTGCCGCCTCCGGCAACCACCAATATCACCGCACAGGAATTCCTGTACGAAAACAACGGTCAAGTTGCCCAGCGGATTGTTGTTAGCTGGCAGTCCGTAGCAGCTGCATTCCAGTACAAATTCCGCTATCGGCTGGAAAACGGCAACTGGACGACGGCGTATCCCAAATCAGCTGAATACGAAATCCGCAACACCGAAGTCGGACGTTATGAGTTTGAAGTTACGACTGAAAACTCTGCCCGCGTTGGCAGCAATGCTGCAACTGGAACGTTTGACGCTATCGGCAAAACAGCGCCGCCGGTAACCATTCCGGATCTGTTTATTGCGCCGATTGACGACAAAAACGCTGAGCTGTACTGGCCGCAGACCGTTGATATTGACGTGCGGATCGGCGGTCAAATCCGCATTCGCCATAGCCCCCTAACTGACGGCAGTGCTGGCTGGGGCGACGGCAACGACATTGTGCCTGCAGTCAATGGCGGCAGCACCCGCAAGATCGTGCCTTTGCTGGAAGGCACCTACATGATTCGTGCCATCGACTCAACCGGCAACGAATCCGCAGGCATTGCCACAGTCATCGTTGACCTACCTGCTCCGCAGGATGCATTCCTAATTCAGCAGTATCGCGAGGAAGACAACACCCCCGCCTTCAATGGCACCGCCACCAACATGGCGTTCAGCACCAGCGAAAACGGGCTGATTCTTGCCTCCGACACGTTGGTTGACGACATGGCAACCGACGGTAACTGGGACGGCTTGGGTCTGATCGACTACATCGGCGGCGCAGTCCCGCAAGGCAGCTATGAGTTCTATGAAACGTTGGATCTCGGCGGTGTCTACGACATTGACCTGCGCAACATCCTGAAGACCCGTGCATTTGAACCGGGCAACGCTTGGGATGATCGCACCGATTTGATTGATCTCTGGGACGACATTGACGGCGATGACCTTGGCGCTGCCAACTGTCAGCTGTATGTGCGCCACACCAACGATGATCCTGCTGGCACGCCAACGTGGAGCACGTTCCAACCGTTCGTCAATAACACCACACGCGGTCGCGGCTTCCAGTTCAAGATGATTTCCACTAGCTCCAATGCTGCACAAAACGTGGTGGTGGAAGAGCTTGGCGTGATCACTCAGTTCCAGCGGCGCATTGAAAGCGAACGCAATAAGACGAGTGGGGCATCTGCTTATAGCGTCACCTTCCCGACGGCGTTCTATGCCACCCCGAGTGTTGGCATCACGGCGCAGGATATGGACGCCGGTGATTATTTCACGGTCACAAGTATTAGCCGCACAGGCTTCACCGTGACCTTCCGCGACAGTGGGGCTAACATCGTAAGTAAGACTTTCGACTATCAAGCCGTGGGTCACGGCAGGCAGATCGCATGAGCCAAGCCACTGACTACGTCTTAGCCAACCAGTCCGGTGCAAACTTCCGGGCTGAGTTGAACACGATCCTGGCGGCAACCGTCAGCCAGAACAGCGGTGCTACTGCACCAACTACCACCTACGCCTACCAATGGTGGATTGATACCGGGGTCAGCCCAGCGTTATTGAAGCTGCGCAACGGTGCTAACTCGGCGTGGATCACGATTGGCGACGTAACTGCCGCGAACCTCGGACTGGTCAGCACCAGCGGCGCGACCTTCACGGGCAACATCACGCTGAATGCACAGAGCGATGTGCGTTTTGCTGATTCCGATAGCAGCAACTGGGTTGCTCTGCAGGCACCGGCAACGGTTACCAGCAATGTCACCTGGACACTGCCTGCAACGGATGGCACCAGCGGTCAAAGCCTGACGACTGATGCTGCTGGAACGCTTAGCTGGGCAAGCCGCGCAGCACTTGGCACGGCGCAGACTTTTACGGCAGCACAGCGGGGGACGATTACTGCGCTGACGGATGGGGCAACAATCACGCCAGATTTTTCGGCGTCGAACAATTACAGCGTGACGCTGGGCGGCAACCGGACACTCGCTAACCCAACCAATGCTGTGGCGGGTCAGAGCGGGGTTATTTTGATCACGCAGGATGGCACAGGTAGCC